TTGAGAACGGCGATATAGACGTTAAGACTGCAAAGGCAATCAATATGAATGTCGGCCAAATTATCCAGATGGCTAAGGTAAACCTTGAATATAAAAAAATCAGAAGCCGAATAAAATAAAGTTATGACAAACTTAAAATGGATACATGAAATCGATTGGCGCCAGAGTTTAAATGGCGACCTGCGGGATCTCGCCGAGATAATCGGCATTGATAATTTAATGAAGGCATGGCTTGCTTTTAGCAAGACGCATATATATTTTAGCGAGCAACCGCTTAATGTCATGAAAAAAGAATACATAAAAAAGCATCATAAACCCGGCAACACAAAAGAACTTGCGCGCATGCTTGATGTAAGCGAAGTGTTTGTTCAGCAGGTTGTCTCCAGGCTTAAAGATGATAATCAACTTGAACTTCTATAAATTAAGGAATGCAAAAATGAAAACTCATACCGGAATATTTTTATTTATACTTATCATAAGCTTGTTAACCGGCTGTTCAACAACTTCGATGTTGAGCCTTTCGCCTGATGAGCAAAGCTATCTTAATGAAGCGCAGGCATGCCCGCTTGAATTTTATGTCCCTAAGACGGATGCGGAGGATGCATGGGGAAGGGCGCAGAGCTTTATAGGTCAATATAGCTCCATGAAGCTGCAGACGGTTACTGATTATGTTATCGAAACCTACAACCCACGCATGTCTGATGTGGCTTATGGCTATTCGGTTACTAAGACGCCGATGAACGATCTTGTAAGGATTTCAGTTAGATGCTTCTGCGGCAATTTTCTTGAAGGCGATAACACCAGCACTAACGCCCATATTCTGGCTTATTACATTAAGACCGGGAATGAATTCAGTCCCAGGTTAGTATCAAGATAATGCACCCACAAATATTCAATATAAAAAATCCCGGTAATATCCGGGATTTTTTGTTTTAAAGATATATTGCCAAACATAAAAGTTTTGCATAATTTATAATTGTCTATAATACAGAACAAGAGCCTCCGCGCTAAGCGCCGGAGGAATTAAGTTTTCGGCTAACCTTCTCTGTGTCGTGAGGCCGGAGGCTCCAGTTCTGTGGAGTAGACAAAGGTTAGCCGGCATTATTTTTAAACTAAATTTATGCCAGGGGCATATCGGCCTTTGGCTGAAAAGGGGCTCTTATGGTTATAGAATTGCCTTTCGACGAACAGGATTTTCTTATTTACTTAAAAAGTTTTTCAACGGCATTGTTGCATGCCGCTGAAAAGCTTGAAGAAAATTCAGGTTCCGATCATCATCTTAGTAACTCAATCTACATATTATCGATGATGTTAAGTTCTTACAGGGATAGATTAATCAATAATTGATTGATTGATTGAATGTCTGAATGGTTGAATGAAATCCATTCATCCATTCATTCATTCATCCATTCATTCTTCATTTGAATGAAGTAACAAAATCTTTAATGCGTTGTATGATAATGTCGATATGCCCTTGCTGCGGAGTAATAAACGGACGCGGAGGAATGTGAATATTCCTTTCTTTAAATGTTGATCCACCAAGCTCGCGGTTTGTCCCTTTGCCTTTTTTGAACTGCCCTTTCTTATCTCCCTTTTTATATCTAAGCTGCTTATACAAATTAGACCTCGGAGCCTGGTGAATATCGCCGCCCAGGTTCTGGATGCGCGCATAAATTTTATTCGTGCCGATGGTTGCGCTGAGGGCATTATATTGTGTTGTTACAGAGCTGGCCAGCGCTCCGGTTCTCTGAAGCATTTTACCGGTATAGCCTTTGCTTTGCCTCTGCTTTAAGGTTGAAGCGGCAAGAGCCGGCCACCCGGGGCCTTCGTTTGCAAAATTTTCCTCAACTGCATCGGCCAGGTCGCCTGCGATCTGCTGCATTAGCGGTGAAGCATCATTTAAATTATTTTTAAGCGCCTGCAAAGCAGGCGTTAAAACATCATTATTAAGTTTTATTTGATTCATACTTTTAAAAATATCCACCGGATTTAAAGCCAAACCCGGAAGAATTTAGTAGATCATTATGCTTGTCTAAAATATGATAAACCCGATGATTTTTAATCAGGATATGATCTCCAATATTTAAATTTATCCAATCATCAAGGCTTATATAAGCAGAATCTTTCTTAAAGAATACAACAATATGCTCAGGGATAGTCTTTGTTGGTTTAAGGAAGTCTATCACTTTTCTGCCGTTTACTATTTGAATATTCGGGACATCATGCTCTTCACGATCAATTATATCAGTAACTATACCTTCCTTGACCGGCGCATCTTTAATTTTTTTTGTTTGGGGGAAAGCCTGAGCAAATCCAATTATCAGAATAATTAAAAATAACTTTTTCATATCAGCCTCTCATAATTTATTTAAAACAAATCAGCAATTTCCGGGGAGTAATTATTTAAGTCCGGCATAAAAATAAATTTGCCCGGGTTAAATCCCCACCCGGCGCCGACGTGAACTTTTTCAATCCATATTGCGCTGTCTTGTTCAATATGCAGTCCCATTGCCTTTACCTGATCATCGGTAAGAGCTCTTACCCTACATCGGCATCCCCAGTCGATAGGTGGATAGTGAGTATCCCAGAAAACATCATCATATTTAAAAACTCGGCCATCCAGAGCCGCATGCATGGGCCGCGTGTTCTCATCTAAGATGCTAACCCACATGAAACATGGCCGTGCATCTTTATTGGCCATTTGCTGTTTATATCGGCCAGCCATATAAGACGTCTGCAGGTTAGTACGATAAATTATATTAAGCCGGTAAGGAGATCCTAATTGTATCTCTTTGTTAGGATCAATATCGCTGTCGGGATCATAACCGGGAACATCTTCAGCTCTTACCTTTCCCCACCATCCCAGGCTTCGGAGTTCGGGTTCCAGATCTTTTGCAAATTGTTCGGCGGTTATACCCTCCTTAACCGCCTTATCAACTTCATCATAGATCGATTGAAGTATATCAAGCTTCATTACCTTCGCAACCGTGAAGGCTTTTGCCTGCGCTTCCTGCCATACTTCATGCCAATCCCATGAAAATGTAAAACCTTTCTGCTCAAAATATTTTATTACATCTTCCGGACTTAAATCCATGCAGTAATATAGGTCTACATTTTTATCAGCCATACCCACCCCTGCATCCCTCCCAAGAGGGGATTAACAAAATTGTTTTTAATATTTTCCACATCGAACCGATACCTTCCTCCGGGATTATTAAATTAATCTTTATTAACCCGTCCATAAACATCTGCAATAAACATTGCCATAGATAAACTTTTTTGAAGCTCATCCGTTTTCATTTTAGGAAAAAGCTTCGGCAGCTTTGCTTTAATTTCTATGTAGCTTAATCCCTCATTAAACATGGCAATAACAGGCTTTAATGTTTCTTCAATCTGCGCCTGTTTGTCTTTATCCGGAATGCTTGCCCAGAGATTATCAATGGCTTGCTGCTCTGCAATTTCTTTTTTTGTTATCTGCGGCGCAGCGGAAGAATCATCCAACGCAAATTTCCAGCCGAATAATTTGCCTAATATTTTCTGGAGTAAGGACAGGTCGCGACCTGTCCCTACTTCTGAAAATCTGGATTCATTACCCAGGTCAAGAGGGTTGTCTGCTTTAGTCTGACTCTTATCCGCGTCTTCTTTATTCTTTTTTGCAATCGGACTTGGGCCGCCCTGGGTCTTGGAATCATCAAGCGGAACTGTCGGCGCCATTGTGTTAAGAGGATTGGCATCCTGGTCTATCAGATCAAAATCATCCTCATTCATATTGTAAGCTTCCTGGATATAAGCCTTCTTGGGACGCCAGCCGATTTTATACAAATTTGCATCCCGTGCAGAAACTGTTTCATCAACATTCTGTTCAGGAAATAAACTGAACTTTGGATAATTATCTTCATTGAAATTTAACTTATAAATATATTTTATAAGCTGATTCATGGCGCGGTCTACAATCCGGCGATCTTTCATCGCAATATTATCAGCCTGATCTTTATGCACACGGCCCAATGCCTGGCTCCCTTTGTTCTGCACTTCCGTTGTTAAAGTTTGCGTAAGAACCGCTTTTGAAATTTCGCTATTGCAGAACTCCTGCTTCTGTTTAAAGACATCGGACGTTGCAGTTTTATCAACCTTCAAAATTTCCACGGATGCATCGTCCGGGAATATTCCGATTGCATCCTGAACCATATTTGCAAGCTGATCAAGCAGCTCCTGCGGCTCTTTGGAATTTTCAAGCATCTTGGATCGCGGCAGTTTTCCGAGTATCTGCGGTATGCCATATTTTTCTAAAAATTTTATCCAGTATATATCCGTTGCTTTTTTGAATTTAACCGGCCAGAAGCAGCGCGATAAAATTCTTTCCCCATAGGGATTATTATAAGTAGGATTATTCCGCGCCAGAATAAATTTATTTTCCGGAAGCTCTTCACCGGTGAACGGCTGCTGCTTGCTCCGGAATTTATAATTATTATATGGATCAAATAAAAACCATTCCGGAGGGCGGTCAATAATATT